ACTGTTATAAATTAACGCACCGTTTGCAGTAATAGTTGCAGAAGACCATGTAGTATCAGAAAAATCTAAGAACGCTGTTGTACTTGATGATGTTGGTACTTGTGAAATGGTTAAAGTGTTTCCGCCCGCTGAATATCCTGTACCTGATACTTCGTTAGTAACTGAATATGCAGTTGTTGTTGAATCTAATGTAGCTGATGAAGTGTACAACGCGATTTTAAATGTATCTGCTGTATTAGCACTTCTTGCTACGTTTGTCGTATTAAAGTTATGGCCCCCACTTAGAAGCTCAACCTTAAATGACGTACACATTGCTTGAGTGATTGCCATAATTATATCTCCAATATTTTAACTAAATCTGAATGTCCTGCGTCTCGCAGTTTATTTGCCAAAGTTGTGCGGTCAGAAGTTACCGCTTGTTTTAGATATTTTACTAGAACTTGTCTAATATGTCCTCTAAATGCTTCTGCTTGTTCCCTAATTAAAGGGTTTGCATCTTTACTTACATACATTATTTTATCTAATGCTCGGTCTGCTAATTCTTCAGGAGTAAACCCCCGTCCAGATGTTGTATTTACTTTAAAATCTATTCCGTCTAATATCATTGTTCTGGGTACCTTATTTGTCCACTGCGATAACTATCGCGTCTATTTTTACCTTCACCTAGTTGTTTTAATAAAGCCATAGCCTCTAAATATCTTTGACTATAATTCTGCATTATATCAGGTTCTTCTTTAAGATATGTAGCTGCTTCCAACAAAGTTCCATACAGTAAAGCACTATCAAAATTATTACCCAACCAAGTAGTGCCAGCTGTAACGATAGACTCAGGGTAATAATAGTAATGAAGCTCAACAGTGTAGTTATCATCTGGTGTAGGACCAAGTATAAACGTGTTGTCATCAAATATTGCATAATATTCTGGCTTTCCATAATAAGCCGCATCTGTATCTGGAAACGACTCCCTAATAAAATTAACATCTTTATTTAACAAATATGTATATTGGTTATCTGAATCAATAACTGCTAAACTAAATGTTGATAGCCAGTCTGTAGGCGTTGATAAATACTTATTACCTGTAGTTGTATTACCTGTCTGGTTGCGTCGTAAATCAGGTAACTGAACTGTATTATAAATACGCTGTTCAGCTTGCTCTATAAAAGTATTTATGTCAGTAGTAGTAAACTGATTTTCTGCATATGAATTTACAGCTGCTACTAATTCTGCGTAAGTCATTATTTATCCTTATGCCATTGGTCCACGAGCTTTAGTGCCTTTTGTTGCAGCACCATTACCACGTGTAACTACACCTTCTGTCTTTACATCTTTTTCTGGGTAACCACAGCAAGAAATATCTTCACTATAGTTTTCTGGTTGCTTATATGTTACCTTAGCGCCTTTTCTATCTTTATTCATAATTATACTCCTAAGTTATTGTTATGGTAACCGTGCCAACCTGTCCGGTACCTTCCAAATCATCTTCAATATCAGGTATTGCTAGTCCATTATTTAAACCAACAGGATTCCACCCATATTGATAATCTCTTTGCTGTGTTAAGTTTAAATCAGGTCTAGGGTCTCTTACTGCTTGAGGGTCCTCTACCGGATACATACCTTGCATGTTTTGTGGGTGGTCTGGTTCCCAACATTCCTTACATACTTTAATCTCAGTATTAGTAGTTTTTATAGTTAACTTTTTTAATTCTTTTAACTTATACTGAAACCCACATCTATCACAATTTCCAATTGCGCGTTTACCAGCTGTAAACTTACTAGCCATGTTAAACCTTTACAAATATTGAGGACGAGGGACTAATCTTAAGTCTGCTTTTTCTCTATCCTCTGTAGAAGCCAATAACCATTGTTCTTCATACTCTTGTTTTAAAAATTGAATTCTATCAAAAGCCTGTGGCAATTTTAAACTTAAATAATACGCTAATCCTGCAACTAAACAAGGTAAGAATCTAAATGGTATATCTTGTGTGTTAACACCATTACCTGCATCTTCCATTCTTCTTAAACGCCAATATTTGAATGTGTATGTATCATTATCTGGAAGAGGCCATACATTAATATTAGGTTGAGCTACTTGTCTATTTATCCAAACTTGTATAGGTCTACCTGTAGAGTTTTTGTTAGGAATCGTAGCATACGTAGGTGCAGAAATACGTGTAATATTAATATCACTTTGTGACTGTCCTGTACCTGTTCTAATTACTTGTTCTAACAAATCTATAGTATCAGCAGGTAGGTTATATGTACCTGTGCCAGAAGTAAGACTTATTGCTCCTTCTTCTATAGTCCATAAATTTACTCCTCGATTTGCCCATTCTGCAGTTAATAAATTTAAACTACGTCTAGCAGTTCTTAAGTCATATCCAGTACGTAGCTCAGCACCGCATCTCTCAAATGCTTCTTCGACTATTTGATTTAAATCTAAGTTAAATGTTACTGTTCCTGAAGTTGCCATTATTTAGTCCTTCTTTTTAAAGGTGCTACTCTTCTTGGTTTACCTTTTGGCTGACCAAGACTTTTCTTTTGTGCTATCCGAGACTTCTTCTCAGCTGATGTCATTTCACCCGAAGTTTTGGGGGTCTCGGTTGACACTCGTTTGCTAGGTCGGCAATACGGAGTACCTCGCGATTCCCCTTTCTGTCTACCGCACGGTTTGCCGGTCCTAACATCTTTCCAATCTTCTTTAAACCAGCGTTTAAGTGCAGCACCTTTAGCTGTCTTTTTAACTGCCATTATTTTCCTTTGTTTTTACGACATTTAGCTATAGCACCTGATGCATATGCGCTAGGGAAAACTTTGTATTGTGCTTTTACTTTTTTGTAACATGCATCTTTAACCGAACCGCCTTTTTTCATAGCAACTGGTTTCATCGCTTTGCCCATACCGCGACACTTCATCATACCATGCGACCCTTTGTTTTACCCTTCATACAGCATCCATCACCTCGGTGTTTTTTAACTTTGCCCCCTTTTTTCATACCTGGTCGAACAGGTGCAGGTTTTGGTGCAGGTCCTCTTGGGTTCATTCCCATACCACCTCGTGTTGGCATTGGTGTTGGCATTGGTGTTGGCATTGGTGTTGGAGCAGGTTTTGGTGCAGGTCCTCTTGGATTCATTCCCATACCACCTCGTGTTGGCATTGGTGTTGGTGCAGGTCTACCTTCAAACGCACTGCCGGTTCTTCTTGGTACGGGTGTTCCCGCTGTGCCTACTCGTGTTGGCATTGGTCTTGTCATGCCTGGTCTTGTTGGTCTTCTTCTCATAATATACTCCTTAAACCATTCGTCCTTTAGTTTTACCTCGAACAGCACAGCCATCACGCTTAACCATGCCACCTTTTTTATAAGATTTAGAACTACATGAACCGCCTTTTTTATAATTGTTCTTAGTCATGCCCATACCAATCTTACCACCTTTCTTTTTCATAACAGCAGCAGGATTTCCTTTTTTAGGAGCAGGTTTAACAGTTCTAGTTCTTTCAGGAGATGGGGCCCCTGCAATACTTAATCCTGCTTTTAGTAGAGCATTATTAACAGCCTTTTGCTTATCTGATTCTGTTAATTCTTCGTTAGGACCAAACGTCTCCATGTCTTCAGTAAGAATTTTTTTCATACGTTCTTTTTTAGCCACGTCCTTAATACGTTTTTTCTCGTCTTCAGGTTTAATTACTTTTTTGTTTTTGTCGCCCATTATTTTCTCCTTTTGGACTTAGGTTTTTTTGTAAATTCTTTTCCTACTTTTGTAGGAACGCCAACTTTCTTAGCAAACTTAGGATTGTTTGCTATAGCTTGCATAAAGCGTTCTTGCTTTTTACTCTTTGCTGGCATTTTCTTTCCTTCTTTTTACCCATGTTTGAACTGTTTTAGTTTCGTAAATACGAATACCTGTCCAAACGATTGTAAATATTGCAGCAACTTCCGGTAACCATTGCAGGACAGAGCCTACGGCAGTAAATATAGAAGCTGCATCTATTGCGTGCTTTGTTGGTTCGTCCATATGATTCATCACCTTTGTTAACATTTCCATCTCCTACGCGCTTGGCGTAACCTTGAGTTCGGGTCTTTAGCTGCTTTTGGAAAATCTTTCATCTGACCTGCTGACCTAGCACAAAACGATTTACGTCTTGCTGCACGCTTACCAGTTGGTTTATCTTCCGTTACAGCGGTTTGTAATTTAGAACCAGGATTAGCTTTTCTGTAGGCTGCGACACCTTTCTTCGTCATGCCAGCACCCTGCTTGGTCGGGCGAAAGTTACCCGACTTCACAGAAGTTTTAATCCCCATTCCTTTTTTCTTAGTTGTTGCCATCAGACACAGTCTCCGATTGCTTCGAGCCATCTCCAAGTTTCTTGAGTTGTTTTACCCTCGCTCGGTATTTTCTCTGCGAGTTTAGTATCCTCATTTTTTGGTTCAGGCTCTTTATCCATTTTAGCATTTTAACTATAAAATACTGTCACCGCCGTAACGTTTGTTAAAGTGCAGTGAATTTGACTAGAAAATAAAATGCCTTGGTCAGGAATAATCACATCAGATTGCCCT